CGCATGTCATGGTCACAACCTTCTTTGGATCGTTCGCTACCGGTCCATGAACCAGCTCGTAGACGATGCGCCGAACGTTCGCACCTTTTGTTCGTGGTTGATTGCGCTCGTAGTAGCCCTGCCATTCCAGGCAATCGCCTACTTCTGTGCAGCGGGATTTGATGTCGTCGAGATTCAAGCTGTTTCCTTCTTCAGGTCTTTCAGTTTCTGCACGTACTTCGCCTTGATGGCGATCAACTCTTCTCGGGTCCACTTGTGGGGGGTGTTGTCGGACTCAAGCGCTTCCACTCGGGCCAACCCGATGCGTGCAACCAAGCCGATGCGATAGTCCACGGCGCGTCCAGCACCCCATCGGTTGCACGCCTTCCGCTGGGCATGGGCGTTGTCTTCGTGGAACCGAAGATGTGAAGCGCTTCCGGTACTGCGGTAGTGGCCGCAGTCGTATTCACCACCCCGATAGGCGCCCTCAGACTGGAAGCCAAGAGGGACACCGCAACAGATACAGGGCTTCTCCGCATCGCGCGTCCTTATGAATTTGTTGAACACCATCTGAGCTTCAGCGATCAGGTCAGGAATTCGTTTCAGCGCCTGCTTACGCGCCCTGGTAGTGGCTCTCTCTACCTTTGCAGCCATGCGGGCTTTCTTGGCTTCTTCTCGCTCTCGCTTGGCCTGCTGTTCGTTTGCCCATGGCTCTATGCACTCGACGTGAATGCGCTGGCCTGCATCGAGCTTGGCTTTGCAGTGAGGGCAGCGGGTGCGGCGGAAGGTCATGCAGCCGCCCCAAATAGTTCCATCGTGAAGGCGTCAACTCTGGAGTGGTTCTTGGTTACCTCGGGCTGTGGGGGCGCCGACTTCAAAGTAGGCGCTCTTTCACTCTTCTGAAACTCGCAGCACACTACCTCGCAGATTGGGTTGACGCCCTTCCATTCGCTCCGATAGAGCGCCGTGTCAATGCCGCAACTCGGCTGCATCATGATCCCTGTCTGCTCGCGGAACTTGCGCGGCTTGTCGCCTTCCTCCTCCCGGTAGAAAGGCTCGCCGGAGTACCTGAAAGGCGCTGACATCTGGGGCAGGATGAACACACCGTAGTCAGCCAGCGTTGAGGCAAGCTCGATCACCTTGTACTCAAATTGGCCACCTGTGTAGTTGCCATGGAAGCTATCGCCCTTGATGGCGCCGAATGGGGGGTTGCTGATGGCGAACGTGTAGCGGGCCAAATCTGCCGTGAAAACGTCACCCTCTACCCAATTGGCGGATGGCATCACGCGACGGCCGACTGTCACATACTCGGGACAGAATTCCACGCACGTAATTTCGGCGCGTCGGTATTCGCAAGCGAAAGACAACATGCCGATACCAGCGCACAGGTCAACGATGGAGCCGCCATCCAGAACGCCGCCGCCAACCTCGATGGAAAGATCGCGGGCCAGGCCAAACGGCGTGAAGAATGCTCCAGCCAAGGCATTCAACTGCCCTTGCGCCTCAAAGTAGTTGTCGAGGATGAACTTCCGCTCATCCCAGGTCAACGACTTGTCACTGTGTACGAGGTCCATCGCTTGCAGGTGCAGCTTGGACTGCTGTTTGGAGAGCTTGGTCACGCCACCTCCATCGCCTTGAACCGCACACCCTTCTCAGCCCCGAACGCTTCCATCAACTCCTGAAGCTCAGCCATCTCTTTGCGGCTCATCTTGGAAGTGGACAGGCCCAGCGCCACAAACCCGGTTCCTTCAAGGTTCGGCACGACTTCCAGCTTGCGAAGCGTTGAGCTAAAAAGATGCTTCCAATCGGTGGGAGACAGCTTCTTGCCGTACCAGTCCACCTGTTCAGAGATGTCGGTCAGCATTGCCCACAGCCGTGCGTTCTGCTCCAGGCTCCGCGTCTCTGGCTTGACCTCGACCACCATGCGATGACCGGCCATCAATGCGGCTTTGAGCTGCATCCAGACAGGGCCGTCCAGAGCCTTCCTAGCCTGGACTGGCTCCCACATGCGGATGGAGAGGCGGTCGGTCATGTGCCCGGGCTCACCAGATCGTTGACGTTGCCCCGGAAATCAAGGTCCGGCACGATGGTCTGCGGCTTGAACACCACGCGATAGTGGTAGACGCTCTGCTTGCTCCCTTCCATCTGCTCAACGAAGTAGGTCACGTTGTCCGACAGCCCAAGAAAGTGCTTCTTGAACGTGTCAGGTCCGGTCTTGCAGGTGATCGAGAGTTGACGGTTTGCGTCGTAGTTGCCCAGCGCGCACAGCCCTTCGACGGTCAGCATGTAGTCGCCAGTGATCCCGTTGTAGAACACGACCCGACGCGTGATCTCGAACATGTCAGCGGCCCGCGAGAGGTTGCGCGAGGCCACGTCAGCGTCACGCGAGCAACCGGCCAGCGCTGCCGCGCCAATGAGTGCGATCAATACGACTTTCACTTCTGCCCCTTCGTGTAAGGCACCACGCGGGTGTTTCCGAAGCCGACGGGCTGACGATCAATGCCGACCGATCCACCGTTGACCTCTCGGTACATCCACGCGTTCGTGCGCGCAGCAGTCCGCGTTTCGAACAGGCCTTTATTGCGCCATGCGTGATTGCGACTACGCCGCACCTGTACCCGCCACTGCTTCTTCAGGTTCTTGCTCATGGTCATGCTCCTTGGTTGATTACTGAATGCGCCAGACGCGAGTACCACCCTCTTCCGCACGAGAGGTGAACTTGCGGCCAATCACGGTTGAGGGCGATGTGAACTCGCCGTTTTTCTTGCCGGCGATGAAGACGCTGTCTCCAACATCCATGGTCTTGAAGGTCCACATCAGGGTTCCCTCACCACGCATAGGACGAATGACACGCGCAGGAATGGGTACGCTCTTTTCGATTGCGTAGGTCATGCCGTCACCTCTTGAGGCTTGCCGAGCTTCTGGACCATCTCGTCTACAGCGTCTTCTCCGGGATCGCGGATAGGGCGGAGGCACTCATCCTCAACCGCTGCAACGACGTAGCCATCGACGGTCTGGAGCAGCGGTTCATAGTCCCAATAGACTCCAAGGCTGTCTTTGTGGGGACGCAATACCGTGACAAAACGACCAAGAAGCCCTTTGGCAAGAGGCCCTACCTTCACGATCACCGCCAAATCTCCAGGCTTGCAGTTCATGGCTTCACCTCTTCCGGCATTTCGATCACAGGCAGAGTGATCAGGTCAACATCGTTTCCTTCGGCATAGACGTTCACGTCATCAATCCCGGGAAGGTTGTAGGCCCGCTGCTCGATCAGCTTGGACAAGTTGGCAATGGGCTTCTTGTGGTCAATGACCAGGGTGATGAGGGTTCTCATGCGGCCTCCTTGCGAGCGGTTGGACGGTACGACTCCCAATCGAAGGCGACCCAGCGGCTCGTCTCGGTCAGGCGGTCATAGGTGCGCTCACCAAGGAACGTTTTCAGTCCGGCCTTGTCTTGGTTGGTCAGCAGGATTGATGGCTGCATCGCGCGGTATCGAGCGTCCAGCAGCTCGAACAGAATCGTCTGTTCGCCTTCGGTGCCGTACTGCACGCCGATCTCGTCAATGACCAGCAGAGGGACTTCCGTCAGGGTGTTCATGACGTCGGTTTCTGACTGCTCGTTGTCACGCCGCCATGTCTGGCGAACCATGCGGATCAGACCAAGGCACGTCACGTACAGGCCGCACTTGCCAGGCATGAGATGCTGCAGCACAGCGGCGGCGAGGTGGCTCTTACCCGTTCCAGGCATACCAGACAGGATCAGGCCGGTGCCCTTGCGGTAGTGCTGGTCGAACTGCTCGGCATAGGTGCGCGTGATCTCCAGCGCGTTCTGCTGGGCCTCGGTTGAGGCGTTGAACGTGTCGAACGTGCGGCCAACGAAGCGAGGCGGAATCGCGGCTTGCTGCAACGAGTACTCCAGCCGATCTCGGGCGGCTTTGGCTTGGCGGTCAGCCTCTGCTTGGCGCTCGAACGATTCGCGCTCTGACACGCAATCTGGGCACTTGGTCCAAATCTCCTTGCGGCCAAAGTAGCGCACGCCGCTGGCGGTGTAGTCGCCGTGCTTTTCGCAGGTCACCGCCTTGTCGCCCAGAGGATCGCGGTCGGTCGGCGCGCTGGTCGCCACCGTGCCGAAGTTCACCCGGTCAATCAGGCGCTCAAGTTTGAAAGGGTCAGACGAATGATCCATCTTCGGAAACTCCTTCTCGGTAGTTCTTGGTTTGGAAACCGGTGTGTTTGCCGGTGGGTTTGGACGAGGCGGAGGCGGACCCAACACGCTGCGCGTACCAGCCGGCGTTGAACCCTTGCCAACCAAATTCGCAACAGGCCTGCACAGCCTCTGCGCATGAAATCCCTGCTTTCCCCGCCTCCCTGCGCAAACCAGAAATGGCGGTTGCAGTCAACGGTCCAGCCTTCTTTGCTTTTCGGACCTGCAGGTAGTCGGCTACCAATTGCTGGTCAACATCAGCCAACAACGAGACCTCGGGGCGCACTACATCTGAGGTGTCCTTTGGTGTCCTTGATGGTTCCTTGATGGTTCTGTGTCCCGTTTTTGGGACTGCTTCATGGGAAATTTGGGACTGCTTGGTGGGAAAAACGGGACTGCTTATGGGGAAATTTGGGACTGCTTCCGAATTTGGAGTGGCTCCGTTTTCGGCACCGCTTCCACCCTCAATCCCCGCAACCTGATCGGCTTCTTCCTTCTTTAAAGCAGTACCGTTTTCGGGCTGGCTAAGGCGATAGACAACAACGCTCTTTGTTGCGCCCTTTCGCGCTCCGGTGTCAACAAGAAACCCGGCTTGACGAAGGCGCTTCATGCCTTCGAGTACGGTCTTGCGGTCCTGGCTGGTGGCGTTTACGAGGTATTGCATGGACGGCCAGCAGGTCATATCAGCACCCGCGAGGTTGGCCATCGCGACGAGCACGAACTTGGCTGAAGACTTGGACACAGGTTGATCCAGTGCCCAATTGATGGCCTCATTGCTCACGCTTCTCCTGGCTCGGAGTGACCTTGCCGAACACGCGAGGCTTGACAAGCTGCTGACCACGCGGAGAAAGGCCCTTGATGGGCTCTGCGCTTCTGTCGTCTGATTTGGGGGGTTTGGTCATGCCGCCTCCAGTGATCTTTTGTGGAAGTAGTCCGCCCGAGCTTTGGCGATGCTCAAGCCGTCCTCGTCGCGCGCGTAAGAGCTGTCGCTCACGCTGTGCGTTAGCTTCTTGATAAACACCGTGTAGCAGTCGCCCTTTTTGTCGTTGAGCACCCACGCCTTCGGGTTCTCGTAGGCAATGTCTGATTCGCGGTAACTCATGCTGTGACCTTGTCAAACTCACGCATGGTGTTGACCGCTGACTGCAGTTCGGTGCGGCTGCTGCGCTTGCTTTGCAGCACCTTCTGGCACCGCTCGCGCACATGCATCCATTCACGGGTCTTGTTGACCGACGCGCCTTTGATCGAGTCCGGCACTTTGCGGACGAGATCGTTCAATTGGCGGCAGAGAACTGCTTTTTCCTCAGAGACGGAATCGCGCTGGTTGCGGATGTCCACAAAGGGCGCACGAGGCGCGGTGAAGCCAAACAGATCACTCATGCCACGCTCCTAAGTTGGTTCAGGCTGGAAATGGCGCGCTCGATGCGGGCCGACTTGTCGGCGTCCTGCTTCTTTGCTTCGAGGTAGTCCCGCAGCAGCTCGGCCAGCTCGTCTTTGGGGTTGATGGGTTGTGGCTCGGAGTAGCCCAGCAGCGAGCACATATGAGCAAATGCGCCGTGGTGACCCTTGTCTCTTGCCATGCGCAGAACCAGCATCAGGTGGTCAGGGCTCAAGCGTTCAGGCTTGTCCTCATTGAGGCAGGCCAGCAGGTGGCGCTGTGCGGCGTCAACTGCCTTTTCAGGCCAGAGCTTGTGCCCGACGATCTTGGAACCGCCCAAGGCTTTTACGGCCTCAATGAGTACCGTGTTGATCGTGTCGTCTTCACCCATTCCTCGGGTCTCCTAAAAGTTGGGAAGCGTTGGGAATGACTTCCTGCGGGCAAAAAAAGAGACTGGCGACATGAACACCAGTCCTTCAATTCGTTTGCGCGGCCCCCTGCTCTGCTTTGGGCTCGGCGAGTTCGGGCCAGATCAGGTGCCAGTCGTCGGGGCGGAAGTCGCGCCGGGTGAACTCACCTCCGCACTCCTCCTCCACGCCAGCGCAGTACGGCACAGGGATGCCGTGCCTCCACTCGTTCACCGTCTGCTTGGACAGGTTGAAACGCCGAACCAAAGCGGCTTGGAAGCCGCGCCGATCAAAAAGGGTTTGCCATGAACGCATGTGCTGAGTATGGCACTGCCATACCTTTGAGGTCAAGCACTGCCGTACTTCAATTTCGGAATGATGGCGGCGCTTCTTATGCTTCAGACATGGATAAACCACCCAAAAACGCAGCGCCTAAGGCAGTTCCTCATGCGCCTTTCGGGTTTGGCATGCGCCTTCAGGCCGCTAGAAAGGCGGCGAACCTCACTCAACTTCAGCTAGGAGTGGGGGCCGGAGAGTACGGCAAGGACGCTGGGAAGCAGTCCATCAGTGATTGGGAGAAGGAACGGTATTACCCGAAGGTTGATCAGTTGCGCGTCATGTGTCTGCGCCTGAACATCTCCGCCGATGAACTTGTTTTTGGCGACTTGAAGCGCGCTGCAGCAATGGCTCAAGCAGAGAGCGCCGTCCAGCAGCTGACACCCGAACAACGAAGGGCATTGTTGGCAAAGATGCTCGGTCCAGCCGTGTCCGATCATGGGGTCGAGCAGAAAATGCCTATAACGAGGGCGCCTCCTGCCTCACAACCACCAACCACCAAAAGCAGAAAGGCCAGGAATGAGGAATAGGCTGTTGATTCTCGCTGCCATCACCTTGATCGGGGCATGCGCATCTAAGCAATATCGCTGGGAGAAAGCTGGCGCAACTCAGGATGACTTCCATCGTGATCGCGGCCAGTGCATGCAGGCCACCTTCAGCACGCCTCTAGCAGGGGCCGTGCAGCAGCAGATGATCTATGCAAGCTGCATGAACGGCAAGGGCTGGTACAACGTGGAGGTGCACCGACCATGAGCCAATCAGAGTTCGAAAAATACCTGAAAAACTCGGATCATTTCGTCGGCACTATCAACGCGCATCGCACAGCTACGGCTGAGGTGATCGCGGCCTTCGCCACTCTCCTGATGGAGAACAATCATGTTTCCAAGGAAGCCGTCCGCGAGTTGCTGGAACGGATGGAAGCTCCCACCAGCAGCGGCCCCAGCATTGACGGCAGCAGACGGGTCTTGGCCGCAAGGATCGGCGACAAACTCAACATCAGGGGTCGATGACATAACTGCATCCATCTCACTCTCCTAGAAGCCGCCCACTGAGGCGGTTTTTTGTTGCCTGCCCGGTTCATATTCCAGAAAGGTACGGCGACACCGTACGCGTCATTACAACTTATTCTAAGCGATAAGTCCGGCACTGCTTGACTCTATTGGTACGGCAGTGCCATACTTCATCTCACGGCTTCACCGAAGCCTTTAACTAGGAGATGGGGCGATGGCGAAAGTACAGATCAAGCACCGCTACACCGACGCAGTGCTCTTTGAATGCGATGTGCCGGACGATGTTGAAAGCGGCTTGCACATGCGGCATGCGCTGGAGAAGGCGTCGGCAGCAAGTGCCAACCTGAGCGGTGCCAACCTGAGCGGTGCCTACCTGAGCGATGCCTACCTGAGCGGTGCCAACCTGCGCGGTGCCAACCTGAGCGGTGCCAACCTGAGCGATGCCTACCTGAGCGGTGCCAACCTGAGCGATGCCTACCTGAGCGGTGCCAACCTGAGCGGTGCCAACCTGAGCGGTGCCAAGGTCAACGGCTTGGCGCTTGTTGGCGACCGCCCCCTCATCTCCATCGGCCCCATTGGCTCGTGCATGCGCACCGTGTTTGCGTGGCTCACAGAAGACGGCCTGCGAATCGAAGCCGGTTGCTTCTTCGGCACCCGTGAAGAGTTCGTGGAGCAACTTGACGACACCCACGGCGAGAACGAGCACGCGCAGGAATACACCGCCGCGCTTGTGCTGTTCGACAAGCACGCCGAACTTTGGACGCCTGCTGTTGTTGAGCAAAAGGAGGCCGCATGAACCTCAACAACATCCCCCAGCCCGAAGCAGTAGAGCTTCGCGGCGACTTTGCATGGTTCTTGTGGGACTGCGCAGTTCAAGAGCAGGACACGGGCTTTCTCTCGCTGGAGCCTGTTGAGCAGGAAGTGATGCGGGCCAAGCTGAGCGAGCGGTCTGCTTTCCGTGCGGAGGTGGTGCTGTGAGCGCGGCGACAAAGAGGACTCGCCTCAAGGCTGTGTATCTGACCGACACGGAGCGCGACCTTGTGCATACGGCGCTGCAATCGATGAGGAACGAACTTATGGGCGAAACCGCAGGCAATTCCTATTGGTCCGTCAAGTTCGCCAAAAGCTTCACTGCCAAACGTCTCTTTGAAACGGCGGCTCTTTTTGCAGACAAGACCACCGGAGAGCAGTCATGAACGCCCGCGACAACGTAGAGCGCCGCGAAGGCCTGCGCCTCCTGCCTGCATGGCAGTTTGAAGAAAACCGCGAAGCTGAAGAGCGCGCGGCCAATGCTGAGAACTACGACTACCACCTGAACAAGGCCTGTGCAGCGATTCGCAACACGCCCTTTGCTCTTGTGACGAACGAGTACATCAGCCTTGTCCTGTCGGCCATTGAATCAAAAGCCATCGAGGCGAACTTGATCGAGGTGGCTGATGCGGTTGGCTGTGTTGCTGCGGAGATTGAGCAATGAACGCGCAGCACACATCGGTAGTTGGTGGCTACTACATGCAGCGAGGCGGCCTAGTTCGCATCACGGACGAAAAAGGCGGGCGATTTGGGACGCAATACATCCAAGTCGTGGACGGTAACGCCATCGGTGGCGGCTACTCAGGAAGTTGGCCGGCTTCCGACTACACGCCCATCGTGGACCCATTGATGTACGCGGCAGCAATGCAGTTCGAGGCGCTGAGAGAAGCGCTCGATCACCGTGTACTTGGGTCTCGGGCAGAGGCTCGCGCGGAGCAATGGCGAATGGCGATGGAGGCCATTGCTACCACTTCTAAAGCCCTTGGGGGCGCGTCATGAACAACCGCTACAACACCGCGCGAAGCGAAGGCCACGCATCTGCACTGGCTATCGAGAAGATCACGCGCCGCACTGAGCCGACGCAGCACCTCTACAAAGGCGCTCACTACACGCCAGCTTCACAGACCGACCTGAGCAAGACGATGGCTCAGTACCGGCTGGCATTCGGGGGGAAGGCATGAGCAAGAAATTTACCCCATGGTTTCCGGCTGATGTGAAGCCTGTTCGGATTGGCGTGTATGAAACCAGGTTTGGCGATAACCCCCGGATCAGCGGGTTCAGTGAGTGGGCCGGCGAGTGGTCGAACCAAACGTCTGTCAACGGCGGGGACAACTTTTTTAGCGATGGAGCCATTCAGAAAAAGGAATGGCGCGGCCTTGCAAAGGCACCGAAATGACAAACCGCACTTTCATAACCGTGTGCCTTGCTGCTCTTGCGCTTGGCATGTCTTCTTCTCACTGGTGGCTGCAATGACCAACCGCTACAGAGCAGGCCAGCCCTGCACACCTCAGATGCCTGTCGATTTCGCAGGTGAAGAGCCCACCACATCAACGCTTGAGCGCGACTACGAGACGTATCGACCAGAGCCTATCAAGCAGAAGGATCTTGTCTCCTTGCGGGACAGGTTTCTCAGCATCTTCAAGAAGCCGTGGGGCTTGTCATGAGGATGAAAGAGCACTACTGGCCGTTTGAGCAAGAGCGCAGACCACGGCCAGTCGTCCAGGCATTCAAGGCTGCAAAGCGAGCCTTTGACCACGAACTCAACCGGCAGAAGCAAGCGCAGAAGGTGCGCGATCTGCCTGACCCATTCAA